AAAAAATGGTTTTCAATCAATTGGACCAGGAGCAGTCCCTGCATTAACTTTAGCAACTGATTTAACTGTTGCTGATCACGCAGGAAGACTTGTAACTATGGATCCTGCGGGCACACCAACTGCAATCACAATACCTGCAATCAATGCATCAGCTGATTCAGCTGTAGCCGGATCAACTGATTACAATAACCCAAGCACAATTGGAACTACTTTTGAAATTCTTTTTACAGATGATTTCACTGGTACAATTAAAACAGCTAACACAGCAGATAAATTTGTTGGTATGATTACTGCTGGTATTGATGCTTCTACAGCAGGGAAACAATGGGTTCCTGCAACAGCAAACAATGAAATTAATTTAAATGGTGAAGCTGGAGCAGCTGTTGCTACAACAGGTGGTTTAAAAGGAACTTATCTTAAGTTTACTGCAGTTGCAGCAAACTTGTATTTTGTACAAGGTTTGACTAATGCAACAGGTACACTTGCTACTCCTTTTGATACTCAATAATAAATAATTAGTGGCTCTCTTCGGAGAGCCACAAACAATAGGAGAATATTATGTCAGGTGGAGGAAGTTTTACATCAGATCAAGGGAGTGCCCATGCTATAGCAACAGCACAAATGGTTGCGATAGGAAGAAGAGCAAGGCTTACATCTATTCAAGCAAAAGGTAATGCAAGTGGTTCAATCATTTTTAGAAGTGGTGGAGCAACTGGCACAACGGTTGCAACATATTTGTTTGGAACTGAAGGTTTAGATATGTATTTACCTGGATCAGGTATTTTATTTATAGACGGAATACATGCAACTATTGCTGGAACTGCGGGTGTAACAATTTCATTTACGTAGGGTAGTATGAGCAAAGTTAAATTAGCTTATACAGGTGGTAAATACGCAGGCAAAAAGCTTATTGATATTGTTAAAAGTTTAAAGAAAAATCTTAAGGCTAAAAAAGCTAAACAAACACCTAGTAAAAAACAACTAGCATCAAAAAGAACTAAAGCAAATGCTGCAAGAGCTGGTCAAGGTACTAAATCATTAAGGGCTTACAATATTCGAGCAGGAGCTAGAAATGATAAAATGGTTCCTATTAAAAAACAGTCACAAAAAGGTAGTTCTTTTCAAACACATAGCGTAAGAACACCTGGAGCAAATTCTGCTAGGGGAATGGGTTTGTCAAGATACGGAAGTGAAGGTTCTGCAGCATCTTGGAGAGCTGATATGGATAGATTTCAAGAAATACCATTGTCTTCCTTTTTTAAAAAGAAGAAAAAAGCTCTTGGTGGTGTGATGAGTCTTAGATCTGGTGGGGATACCATGCCTGCTAGAAATAAAAAGAATTTTAGGTCTACAAAAAGTGGTGCAGGTATGACTGCTGCAGGTGTTGCTTCATACAGAAGAAAAAACCCTGGAAGTAAATTAAGCACTGCTGTTACAGAAGATAATCCAGGTAAAAAAAGATCGGCTAGAAGAAAATCGTATTGTGCAAGAAGTTTAGGACAAATGAAAAAATTTCCTAAAGCTGCAAAAGATCCTAATTCTAGATTAAGACAGGCTAGACGAAGGTGGAAATGCTAGATGGCCTACTTGAATGCCGACATACCACCTATATACTGTAAAATAAAAAAGGAGTATTTATATGATCTTAAAAAGCATCATGGAGAAAGTGAAGAATGTTGTGTCTTCGGTATTACCTCTATTACAGACAGGGCTCTCTTATTTAACATCATGCTACCAAACGGTGCGTGTTTTTGGAGACTGCCTATATCAGCGTTTTTTCAAGAAAAGTTTGATAGAGCCGAAGTGCTCGATATGCCTGTCGACCAGCTTCAGTTGTGGAATTGTTTTAGTTATTATCCTAGTGTTCATTGCTTTAGTTTTCTAAGAGGAAAAAGAGGTAAATATTATGGAAAAGATAAAAAAAATTATCCGTTTGAATATTTATTTACCATTGATTGGGGCCACCCAGAAAGTAATATCTTGGATACCGAGCACTCTGAAATTCCTGCAGAACATAAGTGTGCACACATATTGGCTCTTGATGGAGGCAATTATGCAGCTCAGCCTAATAATCGTATTCTTTGGGACGCTCCTAACTATACTGTTGGTAACAGGGTTCCAGACTATTCGGTTCAAACTACAAAATGGAATGTTGAGAATAAAGATTGGCTTACAGAAGACAGTGACAAAATGTTCTACGATGTTAAAGAACAAGTAACAGCAGAAGATAAAAGCTACGAAAATGATTGATAAATTTTTTTATAGTTTTTTTAGTAGTATAGACAAGTTATTTGAAAAGCTTCATAATATATTTAAGAAGAAAAAAAAATAAGGATGTTAAATGAATATTGCAGAACTGTTCAAAAAGAATTTTATATTAGTGCCCGTAATAGCTTCAGTATTAGTTGGAACGTTCACTGGTGTTAGATATATTGTTAATCTAACAGACACAATCAACAACAATCAAACTGAAATAGTAAATCTTCAAAGAGATTTAAAAGTTGCACAAGAAAAAATTACAGATCAAAACACAAGACTAACTTCTGCGGAATCTACTTGGCAGATGGCAGAAAATTTATATAGACAACTAGCCGATCAAGTTAGAGAACACAGCTACGACATTAAGGATTTAAATAGGTAATGTATGGAGATTCTCAGGATGGATTACAGATTTACTGCAATATTAATTATAATGATTACTCTACTAGCTTTGTTTGGTGGACCCGCGTATCCTAGAAATGAATATCTTAATGAGTATGGTGCAAGATGTGGAGATTTTGAAACTAGAATAGAAAAAGAAGATAGAAATTATGATTATAGACATTACAGTGACAGTAATAATTATGATGGTGATGGTGAAAATTATAGATTAAGTCTTACTTACAGAAAATATTTAGGTGTAGACTGCAGCACTATAAAAGAAAACGTAGAATTAAAACAACAATTAGAATTAATGAAGATGTGTGGTCGGGTTAACAATAACCCTAGTCTTGCATACAATGAAAACTTTAGATTATTAGTGTCTAAATGTAGAGGTATTACTCCTACAAGAGACACCACTAGACCTACTGATTCTAAAAGTTTATGGGATGATATGAAAGATGACTACAAAAAAGAGAACCCAGAGCTTAATTTGATGGGTGATAAGATCATAGGACCTAATAAAAGCAAATTGAAAATGCCTCCAAAAGACTATATACTACCTCTACCAAAACCTAAAGATGAGTAAACCATTAAACATATCAGAGTCTGCAGCTGTGCAGATGCCGATGAAGACCGTAGCTAGCCTCATAATTCTAGTAGCAATGGGCGTGTTCGCATACACAGAGTTGACTTCAAGACTCGTATCACTGGAGACATCACGTGAATTATTTACAAATGATTTGTTAAAAAAATCTGAACAAGTTCCTGTAGACCAGGAGCAACATTTTTTATTAGAAGATTTATATAAATCTGTAGAGAAGATGGAAGAGACTCAAGAGATGAATATGACAAACAAAGTCAATATAGAATTTTTAAGAGATCAATTAGAAAAAGCTTTGAAAGATATAGAAGAATTAAAAGATAAAGTAAGAGCTAACGGAAACGGAGCTCATTAATGACAGAGATGATAGTAGCCCTGCTTATGATTGTACAAGGAGAGATCAAGGAAGCACGTATACAAGAGTCTATGTCTGAATGTCTTAAAGGTAAACGTACAGCTAAACGTCAATTAAAACCTGAAGGACATGTTAGATATCAATGCATAAAATCTATGGCAGAACTTGAGGAAAATATTGATGGATCTTTATCTATTAAAAAGTTAATACTTGAGTAATGAGAAAACAAAAAATAGCTGTTATTGGAAAAGGTAATGCTGGTTGTTTAAGTGCAGTTCATTTTAATCACTATCACTCTAATTATGAAACTGAATTATATTACGATCCAGTTATACAACCTGTTCCCACAGGACAGGGATCTACATTAGATTATCCCGATTTACTTTGGCGATGTTTGGGCACTAATTGGCAGGATAAATTTCCTGTTACAGTTAAAAAAGGTATTATGTATGAAAACTGGGGTAAAATTAAAAACAGTTTTTTTCATCCATTTCCTTTTGGTCAATACAGTGTGCATTGTTCTCCAAAAGATTTCCAAGACTTTATAACCAATAATGTTAAAATTAATTTTAAAAAAACTGAAGAACATATTTTAGATTGTAACGATATTGATGCTGATTATATTATTGATTGTAGAGGAACCCCTAAAACTTTAGAAAACTACAATACTTTAATTAATCCATTAAATGCAGCACTACTTTCAAATTTACCTAAAAAAGAAAACGATGTTGAATTTACAAGATGTATAGCTACGCCTCATGGATGGACTTTTTATATACCCTTACCTGATACTACATCAGTAGGTTATTTATATAATTCAGATATAACTTCTAAGCAAGAGGCTGAGGATGATTTTAAAGAAAGATTTAAGGTAAATAAAATTAATCATTCAATTACATTTAATCAGTACGTTGCTAAAGAACCTATAATTAATAAAAGAATTTTTTTAAATGGTAATAAATTATTTTTCTTAGAACCCCTGGAAGCAACTGCCATGGGCACTTATATTGTTGCAAATAAATTATATTCTAGTGCAATAGATGGACATTGCTCTATAGAAGATAGTAGGTTAAAATTAAAAGATTATATAAATAAAGTGGAGGAATTTATTTTATGGCATTACTTAAAAGGGTCAAAATTTAATACTCCTTTTTGGGAATATGCTAAAGATTTATCTTTAAAAAATAAATCAAGTTCTCTTCAAAAAGTTGTAGAAGATAGTTTAAATTTTAATAATGAAGAAAAACACTACACTAGAGATAGTAATTTTAAATATGCTCAATGGGGGTTATTTAATATTAAAAATTGGATTGAAGGAGTTAATGTATGCAAATAAGTCGAAATTTTAATCTTCAAGAATTAATTAAATCAGATACTGCTGTACGTAAGGGTATAGATAATAATCCTAATTCAGATCAGATAGCAAAACTTAAATTACTTTGTGATAATATTTTACAACCCGTCAGAGATCATTTTGGTCCCGTAACAGTGACTAGCTGCTACAGGTCTCCAGAATTGTCAGCTGCAATAGGTAGTTCAATTAACAGTCAACATTGTGATGCGGAAGCCGTTGATTTTGAATGTCCAGGAGTCGATAATGCTGAACTATGTGATTGGATACATATAAACCTTGACTATGATCAAATGATTCTCGAGTTCTACAAAAAAGGAGAGCCCAACAGCGGATGGTGTCATTGTAGTTATATTGAAGATAAACCTAGAAAGCAATTCTTGCATGCATTTAAACAAGATGGTAAAACTAAGTATAAACCAATTTTAGGAAAGGCAGTAGATTTATAATGGCAATTGGAAGAGGACAAATATCAGCGCAGGTAGATGGTAAGTTAAGAGGTGCAAGAAAGAAAAAAGCACCCTCAGGATATCATTACATGCCAAACGGTAGGCTTATGAAGGATAGTGAACATGCGAAAAAGAAACCCAATAGCAAAAAACCTAAGGTCTTCAAAGTTTAAGCTAAAAGTGATACAATCGAAGAAATTGTACAACCGTAAAAAGGATAATAATGGCAACTTCAGGAACCACAACATTTGATTTATCTATAGAAGAGATAATACAAGAAGCCTACGAACGGTGTGGTATGACCACTACTAGTGGTCATAGTTTAAGGTCAGCTAGAACAAGTCTTAATTTATTATTTGCAGAATGGGCGAATAGAGGAATTCACCTTTGGAAAGTAGCCTTACATGAAAACGCTCTAGTTTCAGGACAAGCTGAATACGCTGTAGATGCAGCAGTAAGTGATGTTCTTGAAGCTTTTGTATCAACAACTGCAGCAGGTGCAAATACAGTAAACACACAAGATGTATCTTTAACAAAAATAGATAGATCAGCTTATGCTGCTTTACCAAACAAATTAGCTTTAGGCCAACCGTCACAGTATTATGTAGATAGACAAGAAATTCCTAAAATATATTTATATCAAGCGCCTAATTTAAATACGTACACTGTTTTGAAATATTATGTCATTAAAAGAATACAAGATTCGGGAGCATACACAAATGATGCTGATGTGGTATTTAGATTTTTACCTTGTATGGTTGCAGGACTTGCTTACTATTTAGCGATGAAGAACGCACCAACACTTGTACAACAAAATAAATTAATTTATGAAGATCAACTAAAGAGAGCATTAGATGAAGATGGTCAAAGAGCTTCAACATATATTACACCTCAATCTTTTTACCCTAACGGAATATAATTATGGCTAAATGGGCAACAGGTAAAAGAAGTTTAGCAATATCAGATAGATCAGGAATGGCTTTTCCTTATACTGAAATGGTAAAGGAATGGAATGGTTCATTAGTTCACTATTCAGAGTTTGAACCAAAACACCCACAAATAAGACGTAGACATTTTACTGCTGATGCAATTGCTTTACAAAATACAAGACCAATGAAATTTCAACAACCAGTTGATATATCTACTATAAACCCACAAGCACCTCAAGACGATACAATAGTAAGTTCTGGTGGTTCAATGGTTGGAATAGCTGATTTAGCATTACCAGGTCAATTTGCTTTTCAAACTCAATATGTAGAAGTAATTAGAGATGGAGTAACCACAATTTTACATAGTATGATTCCAGAAGATCCATCTTTACAAAATAGAAGTAGACAAGCAGATTTATTTTTAGGAAAGGTAACGGTAAGTATTACATAATGGCAATAACACATTCTAATTTTTTAACACAAGTAAGAAACTATACTGAGGTAGATAGTAATGTTTTAACTGATGCTATCATTCAGGATTTTATAAGATCGGTTGAGTTAGATATTGCAGGTAAAGTTGATTATGATGATTTAAGAAAATACGCCACCTCTAACTTTACGGCTAATAACAGATATGTATCTATACCAGCAGATTCTTTAATATTAAGATCTGTACAAGTTATTGATGGTTCAGGTAATAGAACTTTCATGGAAAAAAGAGATACAAGTTATATATCAGAATTTAATGGGACAGGAGCAACAGGAACTCCAAAATATTATGCAAACTGGGATGATTTTAGTATCTTAGTTGCACCAGTGCCTGCTACTGCTTTAGAAATACAAATAAATTATATAAAAGATCCACCAAATTTTACTTCTACTAATGAAACTTTTATAGCTAAATATCAAGAGTCTATGTTATTGCATGGTGTATTAGCAGAAGCTTTTAGATTTTTAAAAGGTCCTATGGATATGTACAATCTTTACGAAAAGAAGTACAATGAGGAAGTACAGAATTTTGCCCTACAACAAATGGGTAGAAGAAGACGAGCGGAGTATGATGATGGTGTACCTAGAGTACAAATACCTTCACCTCCTCCAAACACAAATTAATTAAGGAGAATAATTATGGCAATAACAACAAATGCAATATGTGATACTTTTAAAAAAGAATTACTACAAGGAAGTCACGATTTTGATGCATCAACTGATACATACAAATTAGCGATGTATACAAGTTCTGCAACTTTAGGAAAATCAACAGAAAACTACTCTACTAATCCAGGTGGTGGATCTAACACAGAGGTTACTTCAGCAAACTACACAGCTGGTGGATCTGCTTTAGTAAACCAAGGTGTAAAAGTCTCATCTTCAGTAGCTATTACTGATTTTGCTGATTTAAGTTTTCAAAACGTAACTCTTACTGCAAGAGGTGCTTTAATTTATAACACAACTACAAACGGTGGTTCGAATACTACTGATGCAGTTGCTGTATTAGATTTTGGTGGTGACAAGACTGCAACTTCTGGAACATTTACTATTCAGTTCCCAGCTTTCACAACTTCGGCAGCTATATTAAGATTAGCTTAATTTAAGGTCCTGGAGCTATGGCAGAACTTACTTACACAGTAACCGTAGCTTCAGGAAACCTATATGGTGGAGGAACTGGAAACGTCTTTTATTTAGATGGAGCCAGAAATTCCACAGGTCCGGGTACTGTCAATTGGGTTAACGGAGGAACTTTAAGGTTCGAACAAAGTAATGCCTCAAATGATAATCATCCGTTAATTTTTTCTACAAATACAAATACTTCTGGAATTATTTCTTCTGGAGTTACATATTATCTTGATGGGTCAAGCAATCAAGCAAACTACACAAACACCACAACATTTAACGCAGCAAC